CAGTGCCGATAACACTTGGAGAATGTACACAGGAACAGGAAACTTATCAACAGATCAGTGGAGTGTTTGGATTAATGATCAAAAGATTGCAACCAATAACGGCGGCTCACAAGGTCCAAATGGCTGGAACATAAACAGTCAATATAGCCAATATAGTTTTGGACAAATAGGTGCAATCATGGCCTGGAATAGAGTATTAAGCGATGACGAAATACGCAATGTTTACAGAATAATGGGTAAAAAACACGGATTGAGCTAATGGGATTAAGTTACGGTACTAATTCATTTAATAACGGATTAATTTTTACATTTGATCCTGCTAATAGCAAATGTAATGCTAGTAGTAATCCTATGAATGATGCTGTTACAGGAAATAGTTATTCTAGGACTGGTTCTCCTACACTAGGACCGTATGGAGGTAGTAGCGTTGATGTGTATAGATTTACAACTACAAATCAATATTTTGAAAGCGGAGTTTTAAATACACAACCTGCTACTAACTTAACAATCGAAGCATGGATATATGCAGATAGCAGTGAAATAAGTTCAGGAGACAGAGGCACTATAGTGCGTCTCAATGGTGGTTCAAGTGCATATTTGAGTTGGAACAAAAGTAATAGAAAACTAAGTAATTATTGGTACAGTCACAGTCCAGATGGGTATCACGAGTTACTTCCTTCTATGAACAGGAATCAATGGTACCATGTTGTTAGTGTTTGGGATAATGCCGCAGGTGTTCTTAGACAATATCAAAACAGCACAGGTGTTAGAGATAGTGCAAGTACTTCTACTGTAGGTAATGCAAGTACAGGTGCAAACGTAGAAATAGGAATGGAAAGTACTGGAAGACAATTTGCTGGTGCAATTGGATCTGTTAGAATATATAATATTGCTTTAACGCAAAATCAAGTTATGCAAAATTATTATAATTTTTCATTAAGATACGGAACTCAATAACTAAGATAAATACAAATATAATAGGAAACACAAATGGCAAACAGTGATAAAAATATCAGTATTAGACCAGAAACAGGTACAGGTAATCAACCAAAAATTACATTTACTGGTTTAAATAATACACCTATAACACTCAACGTCTTAGATGATAACAGTCTAAGTTGGGAAAGCAGTGTTGGACAGTTGTTTAGTATTACACCTAGTTTAACAGGTACAATTTTTAGCGTCAATGACGTATCCGGTGTTCCTAGTATTGAAGTTGAAGACTCTGGTCTAGTTAAAATTGCACCATTCAGTGGTAACGTACTAATGGGTTCAACATCAGATACTGGTGCAGGTAAACTACAAGTTACAGGTACAATCACTGCAACAGGCGAAGTTACTGCTTATTATTCTGATGAAAGATTAAAAACTTTTGAAGGTACTATTCCTAATGCACTTGAAAAAATTATGAGTCTAAACGGTTATTATTTTGTTGAAAATGATTTAGCAAAAAGTTTAGGGTTATCAAACAATAAAAAACAAGTCGGTGTTAGTGCTCAAGAAGTACAAGCAGTGTTACCTGAAGTAATTGCACCGGCTCCGGTTAACAACGATTACTTAACAGTAAAATATGAAAAACTTGTGCCATTATTAATTGAAGCAATTAAAGAATTGAAAGCAGAAGTTGATGAACTCAAAAAGGCAAAATAAAAACTTGACCATAATTAAATAGTGTGTTATATTAGTTTAAAAGTAGGAATATAAATGGCATTACCACCAACCGGCAGTACAATTACAATGAGTCAAATCCGAAATTATTTTGGATACAGTTATACACCCATTGTACTTGGTACCCTAGGAACTTATATCAGTATATCTGTTGGTACTACTATTAGTATGAGTTCGTCGTTTGGCGGCTACTATGTTCCAATCGCAGGTTAAACAGGAGCACACAATGAAAACCTTATTTGAAGTACTAAACATTGATTTAGCACAAGAGTATACCAAAGAACGTAAACAAGCAGCAGTAGATGCACTTGACTTATCTGCAGATCTTGCAGCAGAAGTAACAGCAGCTATTGCAGCTATGGATATTCCAGAATCAGACGAACGTCATCATTGGATTCAAAAACTTGGCCGTGCAGCAGGTGCAGACTTGCTTACACTAGGTAAAGTACAACCAGAAAATATGCTTGCAATGGCAGCTCTTTCAGAAGAAGACTTCCAAGAAGCAGTTAAAGTAGCAACAGGCAGTGCAAGAAATCTAAATAAACTAACTGTTGATGCTGAAAAAGATCTAAACCAAGAAACAATTAATACAACTATCTAATGCGTCTTAGTATATGTGTTCCAGCACGTGATCAAGTCCACACGGCTTTTGCAATTAGTCTTGCTAATCTTACAAGCAGGCTCACAGCAAAAAATATAGATTATGAATTGCATTTTGTATTAGGAAGTGTGATTGCAGAATCAAGAACTAGACTTGCTAACGAAGCACTTGATCACAGTGCAACACACATACTATGGTTAGACAGCGACATACACTTTCCTGCAAATATTGTTGATAAGTTAAATTCTCACAACAAAGATATTGTTGCAGCAACATACAGCACACGCTATGCTCCTTATAAAAGTGTAGCATTTGTTGATCCAGATAACATTGATGCTAGACTTGAAGAAACTCGAGGATTGCATAGAGTTTGGGCAGTAGGAATGGGATGCATGTTAATGAAAGCACATGTGTTAGACATTCTGCCTAAGCCTTGGTTTAGTCATGAATACAATAAAAAATTAGACACCTTTGGTGGCGAAGATATATATTTTTGTAACCAAGCAATGCATCACGGAATATTAGTACACGTCGATGCAGATATTAAAATTGCACATATAGGAAGTAAGGCAAACGTATTATGAGAGCTATTGACAGATTCAATCGTTTTGGAACAGAAGTATACAATGGGCAAGACCAATTAAAAAATCATATTTTTGATCATTATCCTGTTGTACACACCGAAGAAGAAATCAGCGATTGGCAAAACTCTAGCGAATACGTTTGGTTAGTAGATTCAAACATAAAAGTTTATGATAGTTTTCCTTGGTACTTCAAACCTAACCCCGACGAAGAAAAATCTATTCATGCATTTCCTTATGTATACAAGGAAAGCAGAGAAGTTAAAAGTTGGGAAATGGTGCGATTAGTTCCTACTGCAACTGGCAACTACAGTACAAAGAAATACAAATACATTTGCGGTGATTATGACGTATATCAAGGCAAAGATTCGTTTGATATCTTTTATGTGTCAGATGATCCAAGAGATTATTTTTCAGAATTACAAAAACGTTTTCCAAATATTATCTATGTCAACAGCATTAAAAAAGCAAAAGAATTAACACAAACCGATATGTTCTGGGTTATTCCAGGTGACGTAATTGTTAGAGATACATTTAAATTTAGTTACAAGCCTGACGAATGGAGTCACGACTATGTACACGTATTTGGCAACGGCGACATTGATCAATTAGACGGTGTAATTCTTTATCCTAAAAATTATGATGCAACAGAAAAAGAATTAGAGTATAGATTTTTCAAAGATAAAAAAGAAGTGCGTATTATGGCAAGTACTCCACGCCAATACGACAAATTTGAAATCAACAACTACGAACAATATCAACATGCATTAAAATATAGTTCTACCGATATGTTTTGGGGCATACCACAAGACATTGAAGTTACTGACGAAAGTGTATTTGATTTGTATATTAGCCATCACAGCAAAGACACAGAAAAAAATCATGTATGGTTAAACGGAAACAAATATGACGGTGTTGTTCTTTTTAGTAAACACGCTCCTGTTACAGAAAAAGAAATCAAACACAGATTTGTAGTTAACAGAATTGAACACAATCAAATTGTAAGTTGCAACAAAACGTTTGATAGATTTGTAGTTGACAATTACGAAGATTATCTCGAAGCAAAAAAACATTCAACTACATCAATGTTTTGGATGATTCCTTCAGATGTAGTACAATCCGAAGAGTTTGCATGGGATGGATATTTTGAAAATCAAGATGCATTAGATCGAACAACTACACATGTATTTTTAAATGGTGAGCACACAGACGGTATTGTATTAACCAGTGTTAACAGCAAACTTACACAAAAAGAAGTTGACAATAGATTTTACATTGATAAAAAAGAACACAATGTAATTGCAAGTACTCCGTTTCCATACGAACGGTTTGAAATTAACAATTACGAACAGTACACGGAAGCACTGTACAATTCCAAGTATCAAATGTTTTGGGGTGTGCCCAGTGACGTAGAAATAACCAACGACAAGTTGTTTGATACATATTTTAGTCATCATAACAAATACGATAGAACTATTAATCATGTTTTCTTAAACGGAGAAAACTACGATGGTGTTGTATTGTTCAGCAAAGACTGTTTGGTGAGCGAAAAAGAAGTTGATCATAGATTTTATGTGAAGAAAAAAGAATGGGATGCTGTTATTAGTAAACCTAAAAAGTTTGATGTGTTTAGAATTGACTCGTATGCAGAATACGAATCAGCAAAAGAAAATTCTACAACAGACATGTTTTACTTGGTTTACAGCGATATTGATGTATTAGATACGTTTAAGTTTGATCATTACATTAGTCATCATAATCAATATGAACGTAAAATAAATCACGTATGGAAAAATGGCGAATACTATGATGGTATTGTACTAACAAGTAAACACATACATTTGACTCCTAGAGAAATTGATTTTAGATTTATGGCAATCAAAAAAGAATATGATGAAATTGCTAGTATGCCTAAAAAATATGAAGTTGTGTTTATTAGTAATGGCGAACAGAATGCTGATGATAACTATGAGAAATTACTAGAAAAGGTAGATGCTTGGAGAGTTGATCGTGTTAAAGGCATTCACCAAGCACATATTGCAGCAGCAGAAAAAGTTAGTACAGAAATGTTTTGGGTAGTTGACGGCGATGCAGAAGTATTAGATGACTTTGAGTTTGACTATCAAATTGCACACTATGACATTGATGGTCGTAATACTGTACATGTATGGCGTAGTTTTAATCCAATTAACGGACTAGTGTATGGCTACGGCGGTGTAAAATTATTACCAACTGAGTTAACTAGAAATGTTGACATTGATGCACCGGATATGACAACAAGTATTAGTAATAAGTTTAAGGGCATTAATAGAATGAGTAATACTACTGCGTTTAATACAGATGCATTTAGTGCATGGCGTAGTGGTTTCCGTGAATGTGTAAAACTTGCAAGTCGTGCAATTGATCGACAAAACGACGAAGAAACAGAGTTTAGACTTAACGCATGGTGTGATCGTGGTGCAGATAAACCGTTTGGTGAATATGCTATTGCTGGTGCAAAATTAGGACGCAAATACGGCGAAATTTACAAAGATAACAAAGAAGCACTGGCAAAGATCAACGACTTTGAATGGTTGAGAGAACAATTTAATCTATCGTCATCTCAATAACACGAAACACTGTTTCTAATTTTTGTTGATTAGTTTTACGTCTAAGTGTGTTGGCCAATCCTGTATGCAAAGGCTTTGGCCAATTACCAAAACTAACCCAAGCATATCCGTCATGTTCGGCATTTAATACAGGAATAAATTCTTTTTCTACTATACACAAATAAGTGTGAAACAAAAAATGTTCATCATTGCTTATAAAAGTTTCCAGCGGTATTGCTTTTTTAATTGTAGTATCGCCGATTTCTTCTTGTATTTCTCTACGCAAGCCTTCCCAAGGCGATTCACAGGCTTCGTTGGTTCCGCCTACTAATCCCCATACATTTGATTGTTTGCTTTGTGTTCGATGCAAAAACAAAAATCTATTGGTATCAAGTGTGTAAAATAATGCACCACTACAGATAATTTTATTCATACAAATAGTTATCTTATAGTCCGAGTGACCATGTGCCGTTTTTATAATATCCGTCTACACTTAAATGCCAAATATAACCATTCCAATAGTACTGTTGTTTGGTATACAAGTTGGTAACATATGTAAATGTTTTGGTTTCACTGGCATCGAGTACAATGTGCCATTTGCTGCCGTCCCATTCAACAATGTCATTAGCGTCTGCCATAAAGTCAGTACCATCTGCATTTTTCCAAGCATCAGGCCCGTCATCATTTAGGTTAAAGATATATGTTACAACATCACCTTCGTTGGCTTGTTGATTAAGTTGTACAACTACTTTGTTATCTATTTCTTTTAAAGAAGCACCAACTAGTGTGTTGTTTACGTATACAGCAAACTCGTTTACAGTATCAGCTAACCACCATGTTGCTTTAAACACATAAAGTTTTTCTAAATCTGTTCTATAGAACAAATCGCCTTCTGTTGGTGAACTAGGAAAACTTGTACCTTCTGCAACTCCTGCTGGTTTTACAATATCATCGATGTAATAATCTAAATCAGTTTCAAATCTTATAGTTGGTGTTGATACAGTTATTTTTCTTTCTACTTTATTACCAATAGGACGAATCATCAACAAACGCAATCCTGGATCTTTAAATTGGGTAGGATTAAAACGTCTCGGATCGATAAAGTAATCAATGCCGCCACCAGTAGTAACAGGTCCTTCGATTATTGTATCGTCGGGTATTGTATCTTCGTCCCAAGTAATAAGTATTTCAAATTCGTTATCCGGGTTTACTGTTATTGTTCCTGTGATAGGAATAGTTCTATCAACTCTTCTTAGTCGAACTTCGCTAATACCTGGTTGATATTGTGCTGGTAATTCAGCCTTGAATATTTCTGCCCAAGAGATTTGTTTTTCTTCAAATCCTGGATTCTTCATTAATATTGCAGTTTCGTTTTCTACGTATAAGCCATAATTGCGATAGCTGGTTACAACAGGGCCTGTAATTCTATTGCCGTCTTGGTTTACTGCTAATGTTTTAGTCATCCATATAGTATGTTCATCTACTATTGTACCGTCGGCTAATATAGTTTTACCGTCTGGTGTGGTAGATACATTATTAATTGGAATGCCATTGTTATACACAACCCCTTCTAAGTCTGTGGTTATGTTATCACTATAATCGCTGCCTTCTCCAATATCGTTGATATCCAATATGCCGTCACTTGACGATGTATTGGTATCTGTATCAGGATTGAATCCGTCTAGACTAATAGTACCTTGATCTAAATTAATAACACTAGTAATGATGTCTGTAATAACACCAAGTTTTTTAACTTTAGTAGGAGGTGAAATATATATAGGAGCAGTAAATCCTAATGTAGCAACATCAATATCACTTTCTGTTCCTGTAGGAATACTTCTACTACTAAAGTCTACAGTGCCTAATTCTAACACACTTAAACTGGTCCAATCAATATAATTGTCAGTGGTTTGTATTTCTAAACTTGGATTGAACAGCATCATAATCTGTTCTAGTATTTGTAGTTTTTGATCTGTGTTAGTACTCCATACATCTACATTAACACTTAATGTATAAGGTGTGGGCATTAAGCGTTCAACTGTATAACTTTTACCTTGTGTGTTAAGATATTCTTGTCCGTTTTCGTCATACGCACGTTCACGTATGTTAATCTTATTGACATAGCTGCTATCACTTAAACGTGTTCTGTCTAGTTCTAATCCAGTGATATACACACTCATTCGTGGAGCACTAGGTATTTTGTTTTCGGAGTTATCTCTAATAATATTTGCAACTTGACGTGTTAAGTCACCATACATCACCGGAATACGTACTAGGTTTCCGTCACCGTCTTTGTAACTAAAATGACTAAATGCTCTGACTATCTGTGTTAGATATCTACGTATCTGACCGTCGTAAAAATGTTGCATTAATTATCCGCCTTTGGTTTTAGTGCTTTACTTAGAGACTGTCTTTCTGGTACAGTTTCGCCTGCAATTACATCAGTGTTTGTATTATTAATAAATTCACCTTTTAGCGTATTTCTGTTGCTGTTAGGCGTCATGTTTGTTCTTACTTTATCTTCTACTTTCACCCAAGTGTTCCCATTAAATCTAAAAAGTCTGTTAGGTAAGAAATCAGTTCTCAAATAGTAATCGCCATCAAAACTTTCACTCGGAAAGCCCGCTCCTACTCCATAAGGTGCACCGTTTGGCGGCAACCCATCTCCTACCAAGTATCCTAAATATCCTGCACGTTCCGGAGGACGCATAACAATGTCAACTGGTGTTATGCCATCAACAGTTAAACCAGTTGCATCAACTGTAACGATTTCAATTTCACCTGTGCTATCTACTTGTATAGTATAATAATGATTTATGTTATAACCACTTAACGGTGCGTCTGCTTCGGCTTGTGCTACCACAGCATCGCTGATCTGCATTTCTTTATCATATGTTGAAAGTAAATCTCGTAGTGTATCGCCGTTTGGATTTTCTTCATCAGCAGGTAAATCAAGTATGTCTTTGTACTCCTGACTATCTACAATTTGTTTTAGTTTTAATCTATACAAATGCGGATACCATGTTTGACTAAAACCTTCACTTGCTCTGTTAACATCTTCAACCACATAAAAACGTTTTAATGCTATAGACAAATCATTTAATGCGTATTCGTCTATCAAATGAGGTAACTCAATAACATCACCGCTTATAATCTTTCTGCCAATGGTTTTAACACTACTGTTCATGTGTATTGTTAAAAATATAGTATCGTTACTTAAAAACAAACCAAACTGTCTTAAATCAAAGTCGTTGTCTTGCACATTATAATGACCACGCAGCCTATAAATGTTTTCATCATACTTGCGATCTCTGTTTTCTAAAAACAACAAATCTTGTATGTTTGTTTCGCTTTGTGTTGTGTAAAGAGGTTGATCCGCAGTATTTTCTGTGTTTTCGTCTGTAGGTAAAGCATCAAGTTTTGGACCTAGATACTTGTGTACAAAAACATCAGTACCGCCAACAGTGAATTGTTCAAAGATAATTTTATCTAAGAAATCATAATCTTTACTTTTTTCTGGTCTGTATAAACTAAGTCTTGGCATATACATATTTAGCATAAATACTTGTGGAGACAAACTATGGCTGATACAACTACTGAAAAACAAGAAATTTTTAACTACGTGGAAGCATTCCTTGGCGGAGGAATGGTAGACGTTGAGCTTGATCCTGTTCATTACGAAACAGCATTGAAAAAATCATTATCAAAATATAGACAGCGTAGTGAAAATGCTGTTGAAGAAAGTTATGTTACATTGCCAATAAATCAAGATGTTAATGAGTATACATTACCACAAGAAGTTATTGAAGTACGTAAAATTTACAGACGCAGTGTAGGTAGTAGATTAGGCGGCAGTGCAGATGGCGGTAGTTTGTTTGAACCTTTTAACCTAGCATACACAAACACATACTTGTTAGCAGGCAGCGGCATTGGTGGTTTAGCCACATATGATTTCTTTGCACAACAGCAAGAATTAGTTGGACGTATGTTTGGCTCGTTTATTGAATTCAAATGGAATACTTCAAACAAAAAATTAACAATATTACAGCGTCCAAGAGCTGACGAAGAAATATTGTTATGGTGCTATAATTTTAGACCAGACTTTGAATTGTACAAAGATTACAAAGCATATCAATGGATCAAAGATTATACACTAGCAAACTGCAAATATATGTTAGGCGAAGCACGTAGCAAGTTTAGCACTATTGCAGGTCCTGGGGG